GTAGCGTATTTTGCTAAAGGTTTATTTCCTATGTATGGCATTTATAACTCCTATGTGCTGATAGCATCAACGTAAGAAACAATAGCATCTAATGATGATGCCGTATCCGATACCGCAACAATTTTATCATTATCGTGTAAAACAAATTTAGCCCCTCCGTCAATTAATTCCAAACTTCCTCCAACTGGGATAGGAGATGACTTGATTAAATAATAATTTGTGGCTGAACGTACTATATAAACATCCACGCTAATACTTGAAGTAGCGTGGACATTAACTAATCGTACTCCAACAACTGCATCATAACTATCCACCAATGCCTCTGGAAGTATATCAACAGGGCTTGTGCCTGTATTTCTTGTTAAACTGTTTCTAAAATTCTGTGCCATTAATTTTCTCCGTTATAAGGCGATGCTCATAGCAATACTAAACCCAGCAGTAACCCCTGCGGTTGGTGTATCTATTGTTATTGTATCTGTTCCTGCGTTAGTAGTAATTGTTGTTCCACCTGTTCCTGCAAAATTTAAAGTAGCAGCCGTATTGTCTGCAACAATATTGGATTGCCCACTAACAGCAACTGTACCAAATACATTATTAGCTGATGTTGGCGATACATCCTGCCATGCTGATCCGTTGTAAACCCTGGTTTTATTTGAAGTGGTATTGAATACCATATCGCCTGTATTTAACGATGTTCCTGGATCGCTGGAAGCAATTCGATAAACATTAGCAAAGTTGTTGACATCAGCTATATTCGTAGCAGTTGTATTTACACTGGCAACATTGTTAGCTACAGTTTCCATATCGTCAGCAACGCCTGTCGCACCTAAAACTGCCATATCGGCAACTATATCTGCATCACCCAAGATCGCCATATCAGCAACCGCTGCCGATGTACCAAGCAATCCCACTTCTGTTGCTTTACCAGCAACAGCAGTAACATCACTTGAAATTCCTGCAACTGTAGTTGTATTAGCAGATATACCTGCGACAGTTGTTACATTACTAGCTATGCCTGCGACTGTAGTTGTATTAGCAGATATTCCAGCAACCGTAGTTACATTTCCAGATATGCCTGCGACTGTAGTTGTGTTGGCAGATATGCCTGCGACTGTAGTTACATCACTTGAAATTCCTGCAACTGTATTTACATTAGCAATATTAGTTGCAACTATATTAGTGTCACCCTCTTTAGCAATTATCTTATGGTAAGTATAAGTATTAAGAGTAGATGTAGAAACCACATGCATACCCAACCCATCAGCTATAGTGGTACTCTGGTATGCAGAAGGAATACTATTAATCGTAACAGTTGAACCCCCCAAGGTACGTCCTGTGGTAGTTACACCAGAACCATTCACTACCAATCCACCTGCATTAGCTATAGAAACTACCGTACCTGCTCCATCATCTGGATCAGGATTAGTATTAGGAAATGATTGATCGTCAGCAACAGCATGAAAACCACCCACATCATTAACAAGTGAAACAATATCATCTCTTACCGCTTTAGATGTCGGGATAGCTTCGTTAGTGCTAGAAAGTGTAGTCTCAAGCGTTACCTCTTCCCAGTTACCCGAACCTGTTGCAACTCTTCCAAGAACTTTATTGGTTGCAGTTGCATCTACTATCTTAGGAAGTGTTACATTAGAATTTAATATCTTTGAGGTAATAACTTGATCGTCACCTATATGTGCCGAATCAATACTGCCATCAGTATAATGTTCACTATCACAAGCGTTGTCTTCTAACTTAGTTCCATCAATACAATCAGCAGATAGATGAACTTTATCAATACTTCCATCAGTATAATGTTCACTATCACAAGCGTTGTCTGCTAATCTAGTTCCATCAACCGCATCTCCAGCTAACTTACTAGTTGAAACCTCTCCATCTGTAATATTTGCAGCTACTATTGAATTAGTAGTTAGCGTCAATACGCCTGTATTAGACAATGTCGCATCACCTGATATGGCTACGTTATCAAAGTCAGTACCATCTGCCACCATGATATGCGTATCAGTAGCAGCAAGAGTATCATCTACAAAACTTGCCTTCGCAGGAGTAACAGCATCATCCGCTAAGTCTGCCGTACTTACATTCCCAGTAGCCTCTAAAGTATCAAGCCTGACATCCTGTGCATTTGACTCGGTAACTAACTGGTCAAACTCATCGTCCATGCCCTGCGCTGAAATAGCAACAGGCGGTGTGGCATCCCTGTCTGCTGTAAAATCTCTTAACCTACTTAATGTAGCCATGATTGCTCCTAATCGTTTGCTCTAAATCCTGCGTTAGCATATTTAACTCCATAAAATGCAATACTTAAATCCGCTTGATGATTAGCAGAAAAAAGAAACCTAATAGCTCTTCCCATACCTATCATCGGAATTAATACTTTATTCACATCAGGAAAGTCCCAGTAAGTACCATCCCATTCTGATGAATCAAACTCTGCAGGAGTAGATTGTAAATAAAATGTTTTATAAGATGTATTCTCAAAATCAAAAGAAACATCAAGGGTAAACAACCCACCAGACCCAGTTCCTTTAAACTGAAAATACTTAAACATCTTCTTAATGGAAATATTATCGAACCAAAGCCAAGGAGTCTGCCATTTCCAAGAAACATTTGCGTTGTCATTCCCATCACCATAAATATCAGCACCAGAAGAATTAGTATATTCCCTGTATACTCTACCGTCAGCACCAGCACTTAAAATTTGATTATCTGGAGTACGCACAGACTGAAATATTTTTACATCCCTGTCTTCCATCCATGCTTTTATTTCATAATCATAAATATACCGCCTGTTAATAGAAGGAATATTAATCCAAAACTCATTCTCGGCTTTATGGTTAACAACATTAACCTCTGAAGGATCAGCAACATCTGCCAACAATGGATTTATTCTGTCTCGTATCCTGTCACTTAGCTTCTTGGTTTTTAAACCCTGAACAATAAGTTCCATCTTTACCGAGTTTAATCCTTCTGTCTCAACAATATAATTGTCTAACCCAACCTCGTCCATCCCCCTGTGACTCATTACCCCTGTATTAAAAATCTGCTTGTCTATGGCTATATCATTAAATGTTGCAGGAACTTTATAGGTAACAATATGGTTGTTCAGTCCTATGATAAGAGAATTTGTTTGCCCTAATCTTGCCAATCCAGTAATCGAATCACCACGAGCCAATACAGCAGCTAAATCAATATTCACATAGTCAGAAGCTGTTGACCAATCATCTTCATTATCTACAGCACAACCAGAGAATCTGGTTCTTTCATCATCCATTCCTGCAACCCAAACCCTGTTGTTTAATGAGTAAACATATTTACCTTTCGGTGGGTTGTCTGCAAGGTCTATAACATACCAGCCTGTATGAGTTGTCGGAGGGGCGGCACCATCATTTAATGATCCTGTTGTCTCCGTATAATTTGTACCTATTGCTATCGGGGACGCATTCTGTAATTTTAAAGACCCAGAAACAGTATGATGATACACATTCCAATGAGTTGCCCCAGGTAAAGTAACAGGGCTTGTCACCGTTAAAACATCATTAGCGTTAATAGCCTTAGTAACCTGTTCGCTAGCCACCGATTGTCCATTGGCTGTTACATAGGTAACTGCTACATAATAAGTTCTTGCACCTTTTGATCCTGAAGTTGAAACCCCTGTAGTGGGTGAAAACGGTCTAGGAGTATACCCATACTTAAATGGATTATCCGTTCCGTTAGTCAAAATCATCTTGTTATTAAACATTGTCCAGTTTAATTTCTTATTTGCAGACAAACCAGACTTGATAGTAGTATTAAAAGCACTTGCGGACGAATCATACCTAAGCAAATTAGTCCCAGCTTGAGCCAAAACCTCGTATGTTCCAGGATAGTTGCCATCATAAACCATCAACCCGATAACATCTGGAGTTGATGTAATAGCAGTAGTATTTAAATAAGTTCTACCCCTTCTCTTAGACACTTCTCCGTTCAAAGCAACACGACTGTTTTGCAATTCGGTAGCATAACTGGCTGAGATGTTACCTTCGCCAACAGCAACATCAAACAACCCCTTATTATTAGACTCGAATATTTTTTGTCTTAGTGGCATTATCTGGATAAGGAATAATTACGTCTAGTTAATGGACTAAATCTTACAGCACCCCTGTTTTGTGCCTGTAATTTCTGTAATAAAGCATTTGCCAATCCCATTTCCCTGTCACGCTTTGCGAAATCCATATCATATTCAGCATACTTCGCTTTGACCATATGCCTGATTACAACTTCTTGAAAAGGCGTTGTATCAGAATCAGCACTTAAATCTGTCAACTTGCGTGTGTACCAATAGGTCAACACCATGTCATTCTCGTCAGCAGAAGGCAGAGGATCAATCTTAATCCTGTCGTTTTGAGATGCGTCCTTCCCAAACGGTATCCATACAAGCGGTATACCTGTATCGTTCTGTATTACTTCTTCTTGAAAAGCCTGATTGGAAGTAGCCATATGAACAAAAGCATCTTCCGCATCTATATAGAACCTATTACTCATAATCTTATTAACATCTGCATCAGACGCTAACGAATATTCTCTTTGGCTTGTAACCAAAGTAATAGTTCCCTCAGACTTTAATATGTCCCACTTGCCAAGAATATTTATTTCCTGTATCGCTTCATTTATATAATCAAGGATACGTTGCTTAACATCACTAACAAGTGCTGAACTAGAATCAAGCCCTAAGTCTCTTAAGATTGGGTCACGGATAGTAGCTAATGACACTATTCATTCTCCTCTTTGTCTTCTTCCTTTAATAGTTCAACCTTTTCTTTAAGTAATTCCGTAGGCTGTTCTTTTTCTTCGTTCTTCGGTTCTACTTTATAAGGTTCTTTCTTTCTTAATACATCTTGTGTAAATTCGTAAGTAGTTAATACGCCCATATTATCTTCCTGTGAAATAGCTTTTAATTTTATTTATAATGTTCATCTGACTTTCACCAAAGCCACCGCCTTGACGCATATACCTTCGGTCTTTTTCTTCGTTCATCAGTTCGGGGAAAATTCTTTCAAATACCAACCAATCGCCCATCGGCCCATTTTTAGCGTTTTCAAAACTTTCCCAATTACTACCAAGAGGTATCCCTTTTTTATTAAGATAGTTAACTGTATTATTATACCTGTCTCGCAATTCCACCTTTATATCGTGATTGTCTGGTAGACTATCTATATTGTCTAACAGCTCTCTTTTCCAGTTAAATACTTTTTTATCAAATGGAACTCCATTGATAACATCTGTCAACTGATGAGTAGTTTCAGCAGCAAATAATTCTTTAAGTTTACCTCTCTCACCACTATCATGACGAATTGAGGGGTCTAAATATCTTTGTCCTTTTTGAAGCTCAATACGCATTGCCTCTGGATTTGGAATATCCGTACTCCCAACAGTATATGTTTCAGACCAACCCATACCTTCTGGATTTCCCAAGCTTAAATTAACAGGTGTATCACCAAGCGATTTGTCAATACCTGGAAGTTCTCTTCGCATTTCATCGAACACTTGTCTCGCATAGCCAAGGTCAGTACTGCCCATCCTAGAACCAGTTTCATGAAGCCAACTCGGATTATACTGAGCTTGTTGGACATCTGCCCTAGCACCATCCACAGGCTGTTCTTGATTTGGAGTTCCACCCATCAGTAATTATTATTACAAACACGATATTCAGGATGATCCTGAAAGAAACGCTTTAATGCTTTCTGCATTGCTTTCTGGTCGCCATCTATAATGTCCTTATACTCTGGCCTCATTAAGAATATAGATGGTATACTCCCTACTTTTCTCATAGTACGCCCATCAGTAAAACCATTGTCCGTATTCAAACGCTCAAGTTTTACCTGTAATCCTGTATCATCCAGCCTTTGTATATGCTGGATAGATGTCTTTGCCTTCTTAAAAGGATTCCCCTCTTCATGAACTACACGAGTAACAGTATCACTTGTATACCCATCTTCATCAGGAATATCCTGTTGTTTTGTATGTATAGTTTTTTTCATAATATTAAGCAAGGGGGGTTGCCCCCCCAAGCCGTTTTATTCAAGCTTCCAAACTATTGGACGTTTAATTCTTCAATAACGCCTGAAGCTTTTTCTTCAAAAGAAACCACTGTCCATTCAGCCTCAACCATACCTGCTCGTGAAGAACCGAGCTTCGCAATCGGAGTATGTTTAACTGGGCGTAGCATTGCTATGCTCCACATATCCTTCTGCAACTGTGCAAGCTTATCGGTAGGCATATACCGATCAAGGATTACACGCTGTAGGCCAAAATCACTCTCATAAACATCTACCGAATAAATCAGCTTCTTTGAAGAAGCTTCGATGTTTCGAGTGTTGGTAGCAGAGAACGCAGTAACTTTACGTTTTTGCCAACCATTAACATAGGTTGTATCAGGGTTGCCGCCAGTGCCGAAAATATCCTGCAAATTGTCATTGTAGATAGTTTCCGTCAAATCACGACCACCACCTGCGGTACTTAGATTAGTTGTAACCCAAGGAATTACTCCCTTAGAACCTCTAGCTGTTCCTGCAGAACCTGCCGCAGAAGCACCTGCTACAACATCAACCTCCATTGCTCTAGCCATAATCTTCAAGGCTTTCGCAAGTTGGTATTCATACTCGCCACCTTTAATGCCTGCCTTATCGACAGCATCCAAGGTATCCGATACTTCAAACACTTCACGATTAATCTGACAGTAGTTGCTCAGTCGTGTTCGTGCTACAGCAATATTAGCTGAATTAGAGAATGCCGCTCCTTCAGCAACCCTTGAAGCATTTGCAGTACCAAGAGTATCCGTTAACCATTCATGCGTTGTCGCATTGGCTTTAGATTTCTTGAAACCACTCAACATCGGGGTTTCTGTCGGAGAGATATTCACGATAACATCAAGCAAGTCCTCACGCATACCACCGCCGCCAGTACCTGCCGCTTCCGTATATGTCTCAAATAGAGCCATAATTATCTCCTAACTAAATTTATGGCCTCCAACTATGCCCACGCTTTTGCAACATGCTCGCAAAGTCTTCAACGCCACCACCACGAAGATTGTTAGCTTCACTCCTAAAAGAAGGAGCTTGCTTCTTATTACTTCGTTGCGATGGAGCCACATTCCCTGCCATTGGTGCTGCTTGCTGGCGTGGTGCAGGTCGATTGCCAAGTAATTGTTGATATTTGTTCGCATCAACCATTAACTTGCTCAACTCAGCAGCCATTACCATATCCTGTGGATGATCTTTGAAGTTCGGCCCCATTAGATTTTCTAACATGGGATAAGCTTTAGTCTTGAGAGTCTGATAGTATTCGCTCTTAGGATCACTAACAAAATCGTAATTCTCCCTGACGAATTGATCCGACTGCTCTCTCATTCTCTTTTGTTGGAGAACCAACTGTTGAGCATTAGATTGACTATTAGCGACTTCTTGCTTTTTAGTTTGCAAATCCTGTCGCTTTTGCATATGCCTTGCAACTTCCGCAGCCGTATAAGTATCACCCTCATCCTCTAAGAGTTGATCCAACTCCGTAATTTGGGTATCTACTTCGGCTACATCACCTTGAGGTGGCACATAATTAGCTTGCAATTTCTGGTATTCCTCTGCCATTTTGGATAACTCTCCAATCTGCTGTTCTCTCGCAGCTATAATTGAATCCTTCTCCGCAATAACTTGGTCTTTACCTGCTAGCTTTTGCTGCTCCTGTTGCTTCATTTTGCTGATGCGTTTGGACATGCTATCGGTTAATCCTTCTTCCGTCCTAGAAGTAGAATCCACTCCACGCTCGTTTGCAATCTGGTCGAACTCTTCCAGCGGTTTCATGTCAGACCAATCAAGTTGCGTAGAGGCTACATCATCAACAAGGGGTAATGTATTACCCATTTCCGATGCATTATTCTCAATAGCATCCATATTTACTTCTGGTGTTTCCGCAGGAGCCGAATCCTGCTCGGTAGCTACGATTGTTTCTTCATTAACAATCCTCTTTCCGTCTTCTGGCATTTTTTTACTCCTATTTATTCTGTCCCATAATTACAGGGGGACGAATCCTGTGTCGCCTGTTTGCAACAATGTTCATAAGGCCATTCAAACCAGCCACCTTCTTTAATGCGATAGCTTCACTTTGAACTCGTATGAAATCCTCATATGTTTTACAAGAATCTAATTTTTCATAACACTTGATTAATACGTCTTCTACCTCATCTCTAACCTCTTCCCACTGTGAGGTAGAAAGAAGACCAGAAAGTTTTTTTAAATGTCTTTCTTTTTCTTCTGGTGATTTATTAGCTCTTATATATTTATTAAGCATTTACATTATTTGTTGTGGTGGAGGCGGTGGCCCTTGTGGTTGTGGGGGCTGTTGTCCAACACCACTAAATAATTGTTGTAAAAAAGGAACTGCCTGCTGTATCAATCCCTGTAAATCTATTCCACCCTGTCCACCTTGCCCACCTTGTGTCGGCATAGCAGGCGAGGGTTGCCCAGCGGGTTGAGTTTGAGGAGGCTCTATCAACCCTGCCTGCGTAGCCAGTTCGTCTATCTGCTGTTTCAGTCCCATTAATAAATTAGGATCAGCCATTGCCTTTCTTAATACTGCCTCAGTTTCTGGTACTGAAATTTCATCTGCCATTCTAGAACCAGACTTACGCATGAACTCTTTAATCAACGGAGAAACATTCACATGCTCAGGCCCTGCTCTTAGAGCAAGCTCCAACTGTTGTTGGATTTCGCTTAATTGCATTAACCTGTTTGTGTTAACAGAATTTGCAGATATATCTACATCATATTGCCCCTGTATATCTCTGGCAGAAACCTTCTTCATTGTAGATTTAGCACCCTCAACTACACGAAACAACATGTTGTCGCTACCAAACTGTTGGATAAGTTGTAATGTTTGCAATACGGCTTCATTTAAACCAGTGGCAACATTACGAAGCATCATCTCCAGCCTTTGGTTTCCTTCATTAACTATCGCACTCACACCAGTAGCTGTCTTGTTCTGAATAGCTGTGGCATCATTACCAATAGCAAAATCCGAAACACCAATACGATCTTGAATCAACCTACGCACTAACTCTTCTTCTCTAAAGGAAGAGAACTTAACATCCCCTGTCTGCAAGATACCAATTTGATTCGGCCCTGCAGGGAATCCCATGCCAGGCCCTGGTCGATGTATCTCTGGGTCAACATCGGAGTTAGGGTCATACCAAAACATAACCGCATTAGTAATGGTTCCATTATCTATTCTCTGGTTATGTATATCGTTTAACTCTTGCTGTAAGTCAGTAATAATCTCTGGCACACCTTGAGACTCAAACCGCCCAGGTACTGGAAACATTTTAATTTCTGCAAAAGGTTTCTTACCATGCAACAAATCTGTTTCCCTTACCGACAACAACACACCCTGTCTAGGAGCATAAGTAGCAACAATATCTTCCATACGACCATCATCATCTATGTCAAACTTGCCATGAAATTCAATTAATTCTATTTCTGACAGGTTTTCTTCTGCTTCCTGTTGCACATTTTCATACCCCTCTTCCAACGTCTGCACATCTTTCAACATGCTTTCGCCATGAGAAGAAATGATAGTAGACTCTGAGCTAGAACTACTGGGGTGTAACAAATCAACATTAGAATAGATTCCCTGATCCTGTGCTTTTAATAAGGAATCATAATCCATTCTGAATCTATGCCCAACATAAGGAGATGAAGCTATATCAATAGCCCTTGGGTGGAATATAAAATCTTCTATAGGAATAAAAACCCAATCAGGATTATTGTAAACTTGTTCTTCTCTTTCCATAGACAGTAGCGGTCTTCGCTCCCAATCATGCGTGTCAGCTAAAAAAGCCATCTGATCTAGGAACTCTATGGTTTCTAATTCAGCGTCACCTTGTTGTATTTTTTCCTGATAGATGGCTATTTCTTCTTCTACATCTTGCCTAGATAATTTTCTGGTTGTCTTTCTATATTCTTCTTTCCATACAATTTTCATTACTCCACGACCATATATAAAAGCTTCTCTAATCCAATCCTGAACTTTTGGATACACCTTTATTCTTTTCGTAAGAATAAAATCTAAAAAGTGTTCAACGTCATAAGCTTTATCATGATCTGAAACGTAAGGACTGTGAGGGGAATCGTTCCCCCCACTGGGCATAACCGCCTGCGGAGCAGGTTGGCTCACCCCTCTAGCCGTTACAAACGGCTGTGTTCCGAAAATAGGATTAATCATTCTACTAACAAGCGTATCTATGATTATCCCAGTAATAGGTATGTGTAAATTAGAACACCCCTCCCAAGGGAAGTTCTTGGGTTTTAAGACACCCTTGTATTGTTTATACCAAGTCTCCAAACCTTCTTGCCAATCACGTCTGGAATCAACAGAGTTCTGTATTGAATCACGAAGATAATTTATCAGCCTTGCTATATCCACACGCTTGTCTATAGCATCTGGCTTGGGGGCTTCCATTCTTTTTACACTATCACCAGAAGCTAGTTTTGCCTTGCCCTTGGTTGGAGAACCTGCGTATTGTTTGGAAGTATCTTTCTTTTCGTCTTCCGAGCTAACAGGAGTGCCACCCGATATTTGATTTTTAGAAAGCTCTGCCATTATTATCTGCCCATAAATTCATCAAATTTGTCTTTGTATTTTCTAACCTTCTTCGCCGCTTGGCTTCTAGTCCTTCCTACTTTTGTCAACCCCATCATGTCTGTTTTCTTTTTAATAGCCTTGCGTTTCTTCGCACCCTCAACTCTTTTCTTTTTTTCTTCCTCGCTGATACCAGCCCATTTACCTTTCCTCTTACCAGCTCCAGTTTTCCTTTTTGTTCCCATGATTGCTCCAAAAAAAAAGGCTGACACACAAAGGCATAACGCCTTGCATACCAGCCGTCTATTTGTTAGGTGGGCTAAAATCTATAAGTTTCTTGTTACTTCCTTAATCTCAACCTTCATCAGATTACCCTCTGAAAAGTGAATTGTCATACTGCCATTGAAGTAATTGTTCATTAAAGACTTTAACTTGTTGATTAGCTTATCAAAGTTTATACTCATATGATAGTTAAAAGCACATTTTTAAAGGGTTGTCAAGTGAGAAATATCTGTCAATCAGAGAAAGACAGGTTCCTTATTAATTTTATCATTGCTTTTGGGATTTTTATTCTTTCTCCCACAACCTTTCCTGGTGGAATATCCCCATGCATCACAAATACCAACGACTCTTTATCACGTTTTGAATACCATCCCATGAATCTAACAGTAGGAGGGTCTTTAAGAAAATCATCCGTATCGTCCTCAGTCCAATCACTGCGGATCAAGGTGTCATTCCATTCCACATAATACATTCCACCCTTTTTTAATCTTGGTATTTTCATGAAACACTAAATGGAAATTGAGTTCTATGCCGTGATTTCTGCTTTTCGCCATCAACTACAAAGTCCCACACCACCCAGAATATAGCATCTTTATCTCTTCTTATTATCTTTTTTACTTTTATTTCTATTTTTTTCGGCATCATAATGAAACACCTTGGTGCAATTTTTAACAAATACTTTCACAGACAAAGACCCTTTTGCCCAGTTCGCCCACTTCGACAACCATTGCAAATTCGAAATTTTTTTTATAAGGTGAGGGTATTTAGAGGTAGGTTTGATATGGTCAAGACTCATATTCACCCCTGCCCTTAAAGTATCTCCAGTTAGTGGACAAATATAATTCTGTTTTTCAGCAAGCTTTTTAATGCTTTCTGCCAGAGAAACATCCTTGAGAGTTCTTCTGGCTGACATTTCAAAGAAATGATCGGGGCAAAAAGTACCACCCCTCTCCGTCTTTTTATAGCATCCCATACTCAAACAAGTACCAGTAGCTTCGGATATCTTCTTCTGCTTCTTATATCTCTTGCTATGGTAAACTTTGAGGCAATGTCTACAAGTAGTCCTTAAACCATCATTCGTACTTCCAGACTTATGAAAATCTTTTAACGGAACAAGTTTTTTACACTTACCACAAAACTTCTTATCCTTGTTCGCATCTTCGACATTTTCCATGAAATGCACCAAAGATAATATCTTACGCTAATGTGATACCTTATTCTTTCAAAGTAACCCATCACTCAAAATAAGGCATCTTATACGCAATCTCTTGGATGCTTTCAGTAAGCTCACGCAATGCTACAACTACTTCAGTCTGAACTTTTAATGTATCCCTGCTTATATTCAAGGAATCATTAAGAAGTCTTAGCAGTATCTCTTCATTCTCTAATACTACCTTTGTCTTCTCTGCTGGATATCCCAAGGTCTTGGCTCCACATCCTCCCCATTCCAAACAGGAGGCGATAGAATCGCTCTGATATTAAGGTGCAAATTCTCTATTGATCCATTATTGTGAATAATAACATCAGCTTCAATATCGGTTTGCTCCGTTTCAGAAACATGACCATTGTTTAAAAAATTAGGTCTTACCACTCTCCAAATTTCACCACCTAACTTCTTTACAAGTCTAGCTTCGTTGAGATACCTTAAATCTTCCGCTACTACATGGGAGAAATCATCGACATAATTCTCCCAACTGTCTAACCAAATGTTCTTGCTAACTAAGTCTCTACCCCATTCCGTCCCCAATGTCTGCATTACTTGTCTCGGTGTCTGCCCACCAAGAATCTCTTGCGGTGTTTCCTTATACCTACCCTCAGTCATCTCCTCTGTCATACCAGGTATTTGCAGTAACATCCGCTTTATAGTTCTACTGAACTTTACCCTCGCAAAAGGTGTATGTTTACTTTTTGAACGACTCAAATACTCGGCAATAGTTGACTTGCCTGATCCTGCCGCTCCTGTTAACGCTATTAACTTTATCATCTCTAAATTCCTTTTTTAAATTGCGAGGCGTAGCCGAGCAATCATTCCTTTAGGAATGTGTCAGCTATTAATTTAATTGGATTGAAGTAATCTAGGCGTACAAGTGCCACACAGTAGGGTTTGTCTTTTTCTCATTAGCCACCGCCCTTACGGTTCTAACTGAAGGCTTGTCGGGGATTGTCGGCACTTTCGCTTCTACTCCGCAACAAGTTTGGCTTGGCTCATCACCAGAAGCCTCGTCTATCCAGACTGCTCCCTATTCCTTGTGAGTGGTTAGGGAAGCACTTTCGCCCCACTTAAGGTGCAAGTGGTAGGCTAGTAAGTGTAACTCTAATCGTAAATATATCAAATGTCAAACGAAAAAATAATAAAAAAATTTTAATGAAAAAAGAAAACCAATAAAAACAAGGATGATGGTTTTTGTGCAGGCAGTATACGCTGACTGTGCCTTGCCCCCCCAAAACTGCGATTTCAAAAATGTGACAAAAATATGTCTGAGACAACCCATATTTATATACGGCTCCACCCACCCTTGGGACTCCTAATCGGGGGGGTAGGGGGTTCGATATCCCCTTAACATACTGTTATATATACACTTAGGAGGCATTGTGGCTAGAGTGTGGCTAGAAGCCTTTAAAAACAACAACTTACAAAGGGGTCATAGGGGTTAAGGCTTCCCCTTCCCTGTCTAAAAGCCTAAACCTCTTTATTTACAACACTTTACAAGCTGTCTAATCTTAAGGGTGAATGGGAGCAAGTGCTTCCAATACTTTAATAGCCTAACAAAGGAGTTTAAAATGGCTAATTCTAAAGATGTAACAGTAAATCGTAACAAGTTTGAAAAGCTAGCATTGTCTCAAGACTTGCCGTATGATGTTGATTTTATTGGGACTTTGGAAGCTAATCAGACCGAAGCTAACAAAGAGTTTTTGGAATCTGTCAATGCTTTAGCTGATAGAGAGCCTAAATTCAACAAGTTAGTTAAGATTCACAAAGATTTACTGAATAGCTTGCGTTTAAAAGGCGATTCACCTATGGATATGCAAATTAAGAGTGTAATTGCTAAATTCCATAATGATTGGCAAGATCATTGTGCTAATCCGTCTAAACGCAAGTCTCAAAGCATTCCTGTTGTTGTTATGGATGATCGTATGCAAGCCTTATGGGATGCTATGAACAAGCCTGAAGAACCAACGAACATTCAGGATGCAGTAAATCAGTAAGGTAGCACTAGCAGTACTGGGGGGGGCTTATGCCCTCCCCTTTTTTTTTGTCTTTTTTCAGCCTAAATCAAGGCTGATTTATAGGGTGAATAATAACTTTAATCAAAGGAGATGTTATGAAAGAAAGTACAGCTAGAAAGTTTAAAAAACCTATGACTAAAAGGCGTGCAGACCGCTTTCGCAGAAAACTATTAAAGCAAGAGAGACTGCAAGCACAAGCACAAGCTATCCGATAGTCAATCCAACAGGGTGCATCAATCTATATTGGTGCATCCGATTGGGTGCTGAAATGAGTACCTAAAGAGGGTGAATAATAACTTTAATGAAAGGAGAAATTGATGGACATAGTATTTGATGTAGATGGAACACTCATGAACATAGAACACAGGGTGAAGTATGCGAGGAGGACTATACCACATCCAGATGTACCCATTTACTTGCATGAGATAAAGCCTTCGGCATATCGCATACCTAATCCTGACTATGACTATGAGAAGTTTGAAGCGGAGATAGTTAATGATACTCCGAACATTGAAATTTTTACAATAGCTCATGCTCTAAAGGAACAAGGGCATACAATAATCATTGCAAGTGGGCGAAAAATAAAACAGGCAGGGGTTACACTCAGGATGTTGGATGAGTACTATGTCTGGGGTGATTCATTCTGGGATACTTATTATTTCCGAAAGGATGATGACAACAGAAAGGACTGTGTTGTTAAATATGAGATGTATAAACAGATGCTAAAGGATAACTTCGATCCGAAGCTAGTCTTTGATGACAGGCAACAGGTTGTAGATATGTGGAGAGATAAAGGCATAAGAGTATGCCAAGTAGCAGAGGGTAATTTCTAACTAACAAATGAAAGGAAAAACAATGACTGAACGCATAGTTAAGATTGAAGAATTTATAGGAAACGATGATGCCTTTGATGATGATGACTATGGCTATAGTGGGTACAAGATACATACTGACAAACAGGTCATCAGTCTATTGATATCCAATGGGCAGAGTTGTTGTGAAGATTGGGGTTATCTCATGAGTGAGGAGTTGAATGATGGTGATAACTTCATTGGTGCAAACATCACTAGCATAAAAGAAGTGAGTCTGGCAGACATCACTAAAGATGAGGATGAGGATGACTATTTTGATCCTTGCATTTTCATCAACGTAAATACTGACAGGGGTACGCTACAGTTCAAGGCGTACAACAGTCACAATGGATACTATGGGCATGATGTTCGTGTGCATAGTGAGCAGTTGAAGCTTAAAGAAACATTATAAAGCAGAAGAGGGTAATTTCTAACTAACAAATGAAAGGAGAGGTAATGAATATCAACTGGAATGATATAAACTCTTGGGATAGAACCCTAGCTGTAGACGGTACAAAAATGAAGGGTTTGCATGATGCTTACCTTGATTTAATCAACTTACCTTTAACCCCAGAGCGTAAGCATAACCTAGAGAAAAAACTTGAGGGGTTATTTGATACTGTAGATGATAAGTACATTCAATGGCTAGAAACAAAGATGGAAGTTAGCGAATGCTATGATACGCATTGGTCGTATTCTGATGGGGCAATGATGCCAAATAAAAGGAGGTAATATGAGAAAGGATTTTGGATGGCGAGACTTGTTTAGAAATATACTAGATGGTGGATTTTTAATCATCATATTATTAATAGGTCTTGCGTTAGCTCTAACTATTGGGAGGCTCTAATGGATGACATACAAGAATGCATTAGAGTGATTCCAGAAACAGGTCATTTCATAAGGGTGGATTCCCCATCCTTCGTTGAAGCTGACCTAAATAAGAAAGGAGATGGGATGAATAACTACCTGTTAAATAAGTACCCATACATATATGGATGGGGAAAATCGCTAGGCTCACAAAGTTGGTACATAGAAAACCAAATAGATTTAGCAAACAAGGAGAACGCTCCAACGGATGCCATTTATCGGCATCATGATGGAGTATGGTCTGTTCTTAGTGAGGTTAAATCTGAGGCAACAAGAGAAGAAGTTATTAACTTCGCATCGTTTATAACTTCTAGGTTCAGCATCGGGGACTGGCTTGATTCGATACCTGATGATGATGAGGAGGAGGAGGAGGAGGAGGTAAGTGATGAAAACAACTGAGTATGTAGTAGAACTAAAGTACTACAAAGAGAATGCTTTGTCATCAGCCCTTACTGACTCGTATCACTACCCTCAATCAACTTGTGTAGGTGAAGAAACGATAACTGTATTTGCTGTCAGCGAAGCACAAGCAAGAAGCACAGCTATCAATCATGGAATACGCAAGGGAAATCCCGAAGGAAGTGGGGTTGAAGTTGTATCTATAAAGAAGGGGCAATAATGCCAAGTAATAATGAATCAAAGGAGGTACATCATGAATGATTGTGTCGATCAGTTCAAAGAGAATAAGGAGACAGGACTGCTTGACGTAATGGATGAAGCAATAATACAGGGTGATGCACAAGCCTATGTTAAAGCTACATTCAAAGCAGTAGTTGATGAGAAGAAAGTAGCGAACATGATGGATGTGAAAGCTACTAGACTAACAGGCATAGGTGTGATAGACTAATATTTTCAGTTAGTTAGTATGCCTACCTATTAACCCTATCCTTACGAAAGGAGGGCCAATTAAATGCCACAACCAGAGAGAGAACCCACCGTTTTCTGGGAAGAACGAGAACGAAAGAGGTTCGAGACAGGCGTATACAAAGAGTTGCCTTCAAGTATCCGCCGCTTCTTAGATAAAAACCCTGATACTCAAAGACATTATGCTCATGTTGATGTAGAGGGTAAAGGGTTGGTTGCTTATACTGAGGATGAACGCAGAGGTGAAGCGGACACTCAGAAAGTAATTAAAGTAAGAAGATATGTCAGGAATTTCTTTTGTAAATGGTTGCAATCTAGCTACGGCTTCAGCCCACAGGTTGTAGAAGAAATGCTAGAAGAAATGGCAATCGACTTGTTCAGAATGGTTAATAAACCACAAGTATTATTAGCCATGAATCCAGATCATATCAACTGGGTTTTATCACACTCAAGAAATCTCCATGACATTCGTGAGAGAGAAGATGGCAGTGAATATGTCATAACTGGCAATGATGTGCCAGAAAAACACAGGGGTTGCCCCTCGTGTATGACATATCAACCAGAAGGAAGCCGTCTTCATAGTAATAGTGGGTACAAATGCAAACCCATTATGCCTTGCGAAGTTTATGGGTACGGTGATCTTGCGATTGCTCACATAGTTTCTTCAGACAATCCCAACCTAGTGAAATCCCGTGTTTTAGTCTGGCCTGATAAGAAAATTATATCAGGTAATGGTAACACAGGTTACTTCAAGGGAAGAGATGGATGGGAGGAGAAATTAAAATTGGGACTCTCAGATATGGGGTACACAGTAGGACATATCAGGGGAGCCAAGATGTACCGTTGGGAGCATAATGGAAGTGTTATTGTTCCTTATCTTGATGGTGATGACGGCATTATAGATCACGGAAATTATCTAGAGATAACTCGCAATGAAGATGGCGTTGACTATATTGCCGACCAGATTGATGGGACACCAAATCGTAGGCAAGAAGAAGAGTATTGCTTCGCTTGCGATGGCTATTACGCCCCTGATGATATGTCTGGTATGTACCACCATGACGGCAGGGTATGTGTTGGTTGCGAAGAAGACTTCTTCACTTGTTACAACTGTGAAGAGGTAGCACATAACGATGATTGGTTTGAAGTAGATTGCGATGGATGGTGTGGTTATTGTTATGAAAACGATGCATTCACTTGCAATCATTGTAATTGTGCGAGAAGTTCGCATGATACTAGTCAGAATTATGACAAGGATGGAGATGTCATCTGTGATTCCTGTGTTGAAGCGAGTGATGAATATATATTCATGAATAGCGGATGCCTAGGAATTATTATTAATTATTCTGTAACAGTAGCACAATCGGTTGATGATTCTTCTGTGCAAGAAGAACTAACTAGAGAGGAGGTTTAATTGATAGAACAAATAGCAGAGATGTTGACATATTGCAGACCTGCTTATTCCAAAACGGATGAAGCGTTCATTGATAACTTCATTAAACCTGTCGGTGTAATAAGTGATAAGGCAGGTAATCTTGTGAAGGTAATCGGTGACAACCCGACAGTTATGTGGTCGTGTCATACAGATACAGTGCATAGCAAAGAGGGTTTCCAAGCTGTCGATTTCAAGGGGCAGTACATCAGACGTAAAGATCAGAAAGAAAAGAAAGCTTGTCTTGGTGCTGATGATACTGCAGGAGTATGGCTCATGTTGGAAATGATTCGTGCTAAGAAAGACGGCATGTATATATTCCATAGGGCTGAAGAGGTAGGAGGGAAGGGTTCCTCTTACATAGAAAAACATACTCCCGAATTACTTGATGGTATCAAGTATGCAATAGCCCTTGATCGTAAAGGCACGAGGGATGTTATCACCCACCAAGGAATGATGCGGTGCTGTAGTAATGAGTTTGCAGGTTCATTAGCTGATGCGATAGGCATGAAGTACAAGCCTGATGATACAGGTTCGTTCACGGATACAGATAACTATACTGATCTGGTTGGTGAATGCACAAATCTATCTATTGGTTATGAGTATGCACATTCAAGTAAAGAAATATTAGATGCTGGGTTCCTGATGAAGTTACGCCAACGTCTAATAGACTTGGACTATTCCAAACTAAAAGAGAAGAGAAAGAAAGGAGAGGAAGACCCAGACTACCATAGAAATTATGGCTATTGGTACAGTGCTGGAGGTTATAGTGATGTAAATGACAGGCGTTTTAGTTACGACAATGTCATTGTTGATGCAGGGTATGGAACAGTAGATAAAACTACTGATCTTGATGAGCTAGTGTATGACTACCCTGATGTAGCAGTAAGGATGTTGAAAGAATGGGGTGTCACGGCAAGTGATATGCGTGATGAAATCTATAAACAAACAGGAGACTTAGTATGAATAGTGAAAGATGGATGTGGACTCCACAAAAGAACAAGTTCATAGAAGATACAGCTAGTGTGTGTGCCTCTCTAACCAAGAGGCTTCTTGATCTGGAGAAACTAAACAAGGAATCATTGAGTGACTTGCTTGATTGCATAGAAAAATTACAGAATCAAGTAGATGAAATCAAACTTGTCGTAGCTAAACATTTGGTAGATGAGTGTATTGAAAAGCCAAAGCTAAATAGAAAGGAGGATGAATGAAAAACACAATGATTAGTGGAAGCACATTGTTTGATCTGTTGAGAGAAGCATGGGATGAAGGCTACTGTCAGGGAGTAGAGCATGGCAAGAGTATTACAAAAACAAAGCAGAGTGATTGTTTATATGTAGTAAGAGAAAAATATCCTAAGCTTACTGTCCCAATGAAAGGTGAGTACGATGACTACGAATGATAAGTTAATTCTTATGGCACATAAAACAGATGGTGTTACAGGGGTAACATATTATGTCACCAATCTACCCAGTTGGTGGGAGATGTTATTAATATGCGGTGCTTACTCAGTCATGGCAATGACTGTATTCTATACTGGCTTATGGATTGCCAGTAGATTCTATCTAACAAAGGAGAAATAAAATGATAAAAGAATTAACAGACGTTATAGATGATTACTGTATAGATAACTATGGACATACTAATTGGGAATGGACAGACACACTCCAAATAGAAGCAGATCAAAGAGCAATAACAACAAATGAAAAGGGAGAACAAATAGCGGATATAGAAGGAAAAATTATTTTTTATTACAAGGAGGAGAGTGATGAATCTAACTAATGATGTTAAAAAATCATGGGCTTTATTAAGGGAAGGCTTCTTGTCTGAAGTGAGAGCCTCGCAAGATACAGAATATATACATGCATTCTTTATTATTGATAGAGCTATTAAGGAAGAGATGAAAGAAACAAAAGGACGACTTAGTAATGACGAAGTTGATAGAATTGTATTCAAAGGAGGTGACTAATGAGCAGAGTCATGAAGCTATACAGGATCGCTCATCCTGATATGAGAATAAATAGTGAGCAGTTTATCCACACCATGACGGAGGCTAACAAGTACAGGAGAGATGGGTGGATAGTAGATGAAGTAGAAGTAACAGTAACAGTCAAAGGAATATGTGAAGCATTAGAAAACCTACCATTCAGAGGAGATGTTAGAGATGAGTAAATTAAATTCAATACTAAAGAATGTACCATTGGATTTGATGTGGAAGTTACGCAAGTACCATACTCGCAACGGACATCATCAAATAAAATGGAAAGCAAGAGAGCCTGTTGAGGGTGTGAAGTATGGGTTCGGTGGTAGCTTGAAATGGAAAGACGCAAAGTCTGCTGACCTGTATGCCTATGACAGAACAGGTAAGCAAAAGCGTTGGGAATACTACCAAGAACTAAAGGACACAAAGGAAAATTATGAAAGATTATATAAAGAATACGTTGAAAGATTAAAAGAATACGAGGAACTTGACGACAGATATCAGTCTATCCTGTCCTTGTATAGAACCTTACATAGTAAGACACATAATAAGGGTAAGGTGATTAGGATGTGGAGACAATGGCATCCTATTAGTTGGATGTTGCAAAAGATTGTAGACTTTCTTTTATTAATCCTAGCGAAAGGAAAATCAAAATGAAAAAAGAAACAGAACCAGAAGTTAAGTATCCGTTTACTGAAGTTGAAGTTCTTGATTCAGAAGCAAAGAGGAAGAAGTTTCAGAGAGCCTATGAAACTGGTGCTTTGGTTGAAAGATTATTGTCAATGAAAGAAGACGACCAAGTTACCTATGAAGAGTTGTCTGACATAGCTCATGGTGATGTGTCTTATAATGGAGACAAGACTAACTTCCTAGTCTCAGCAAGATACATTGTGAAAAAAGATAAGGGCTATGAGTTCAAAGCTATCCATAATGTTGGACTAAGAAGAATGACTACATCAGAAAAGGTTGCGAAGTATTCAAGGTTTAATCAGCAGATAGTTAAGAAGTCCAGAGCTGGAATGATAAGCATGTCTATGTTATCTCCATCTGATTATAATAAATTATCTGAAGAGGATAAACTCAAGTACAACACAGCCTTTACCATGTTAAATGTTCACAAGAAATATGGCAGTCCAGAAGTAGTTCATAGAGTAGAGAAGGCAATCAAACAAAGAAAAGAACCACTAGCTTTAAAAGAATTTATCAAAGAGTTTAACAAGAAGAACCACTCTAAATAAGAAAGGAGGTGCGAGTTCACAGAGTACCTAGTTTAATTAATTTAATTTAATCCTAACGAAAGGAAACGAAATGAAACAGGGAAAGACTAGCATCGTAGAGTTGGCAAAGGCTATCCAACATGAGGCTGATAACAAGAAGGATTACATATCACCCTCCCAACTCATGCATGTCCACGCCAATGGAGATTTAAAAATTTCCATGAGAGATGCGATCAATGGTGATGCACTTGATATGCCTTTGACTCAACATGCCTCACGCCAGATGGCATCTAAGTTTGGTATACCTGCCAAGTATTTTGACAGGATGTTAGCTGATGCTCCAGATTTACTGGCTACCAATGCAAACCATTGGCTTCATAAAGAGCCAAAGGAATTGATGGTGAGGACACTCTTCGGTAAGGTGCGTGGTATAATGTCTAGTAGGTATCAGCGTATTGACAATGTTAATATTGCTGAAGACTTACTTCCATTCTTGTTAGAGCAACAAGAGAATGGACTTGAGATTGCTTCATGTGAAGTAACTGAAAAGAAACTTTACATTAAAGCTGTCATGCACAAGATGATTAGCGAGATTAAGAAGGGTGATATTGTTGAGGCTGGTCTTTGGATCAGTAACTCTGAGATTGGATGCGGTCAGTTCGAGGTAGCACCTTTCATCCATCGGCTTGTATGTGCTAATGGTATGAAGGTGAACGATGCCAAGTTCGGTAAGCGTCATGTAGGTGCAAGGGCTGATGTTAATGACAGCACTTACAGTATCTTGTCGGATGAAACATTGAGGGCTGATGACAAAGCATTCATGTTGAAGGCTCGTGATGTAGTGAAGGCGGCTTTTGATGAGAAGATATTTGAAGGTCATGTCGATAAGTTGCGTGACACTACGGAGCGTAAGCTTGAAGGCAATCCTGTCAAAGCCATCGAAGTTCTTGGTGCTACTCATGGCTTGTTGCAAGGAGAGCAAAGCAGTATCCTTCGCAAGTTGATTGAGGGTGGTGATACAAGTCAGTATGGTTTACTCAATGCTGTTACAGCATACAGTCAGGATGTAACTGACTATGACAGGGCGAGTGAACTTGAAGAGTTGGGCGGTAAGATCGTTGACCTTACTGAAGCAGAATGGCAACCTATAGCAGTGGCGGCATAAGTTATGACAAGAAAAGAGTTTGATGATGTTATGAATGAATCATTATTAATAATGGGAGATGATACATATGAATCAAACGATCCTGCTTGGGACAAAGAGTATAAAGCTATGAAGTTCTTGGATATACCATCCTTTAAGAAGTTGTGTAAGGTGATGGTAAACTACTGGGACAAGTCTAAAAAGGCAGGAAACAACTGATTTATGGGGGCTTCGGCCCCCATTTCCCATTGACTTTACTAACTGATTGTTATAGGATAGCTTATGAGTCTTACTAAGCAACAGCTTAAAGACAGGAAGAAAGGTTTATTTGGTACGGATGCCTCAATGGCAGACGGAACAAACGATTATCATGACGAATACTATTTGTATAAAGTCAAGAGGGGAGAATGGGATGATCGTATTGAACCAGCACCTCACCTTGATATTGGTCATGAGTTAGAAGATTACATAGCAAGATCATATACACAAAGGACAGGCAATAGAGTACGAAGAGACAATCGTACTGTGTGGAATAAGAAGTATCTATATAATGGTGAGCCTTTCATGGGTTGCCATGTTGATCGTAGAGTTGTAGGCAAGAAAAGAATTCTGGAATGTAAGACAGCTTATTCCAGAAACAAATGGGGAAAGGACGGCAGTGGTATCATTCCTTCAAACTATCGTTCCCAGATAAAACATTACTGCTTGGTGCTTGGTATACATGAGGCAGACCTGGCTGTATTGTTTATGGGCTTCCCCCCTACATTAGAAATACATTCATTCAACTTCAGTCATATTGAATTGGATGCTTTACTAGAAAAAGAAAAAGCTATATGGGATTGTATAACTAAGGGTATAGAACCAGACGTTGGCTATACCTTATCTACCAACCAAAAACTCAGAGAGGAATTTCCAGAGTCGAGCGAAGATTTGATTATCTCAACGACAGATATCAATAAAGCAGTCAATGAACTTAAAGATATTAAGAGTGGGATAAAGGATTTGAGCGAGGCAAAGTTACGACATGCCAACAAGATTATCCATCATATGAAAGAGGGTGGTGTCTTGGTGGATCATGAAGGCGATGAAATCGCCACCTTTAAAACTGATTCCAAGGGAGTCAGGAAACTTTTAATTAAATAATGAGGAGCTAATCAATGGCTACGAAGAAGAAAGCAAGATATCTAACACCAATCGGAACATTTAATTATCCTTGGTTGGATCAGCCTAGCAAGTGGAGTAACTCTGCAAGGGATGGTCAAGGAGGTAGTGTTCCAGCCGAGCGTACAGATGTTAACGCAAGGTATAGTGTCAAGGTTACTTTTACCCAAGATGAATTTGATAAATCTGATTTCAAAAAACAGATAGATGATGTCTGGGCTTTGGCACAAGAAGAATACAAAGGCAGATTCAAAGCTACTAAGCCACCCTATTGGAAGGATGAGGATGATAACTATGTTATCACGGCAAGATGCAACGCCGCATTCCAAAAGAATGGCAAGACAGTAACCATGCAACCTGTCCTTGAGGATTGTGAAGGAAGAAATGTAACTGACTTCATAGTTAACGAAGGAATACAGGTTGCTTCTGGTTCTATCGGCAGACTTGCTGTTAGTACCTATATGCCAGAGCCTCAGAAGGATAGAGATACTGGCGAAGTCACACTCAAAATGATGCTTGATCTGAAGAAAGCTCAGTTCAAAAATCTAAAACGGTGGGAAGGTAGTGATGGTGGCAGTGAACCCATTGAGGGTGGTGTTCCTGTCTCTGAAGATTATGGAGATGGTATAGCAATTTAGAAGTGACATGAGGGGCCTCCTTTGAACATGTATCCCGATGCTAGTGGACATGTATAAACCGCTTGCTCTGCCTTCTACGTCTGTGAGGTAAACGTCTGTTGCCCCTTAATTGTTAATGACAGACAAAGAGCAATCAGCTAGCAACCGCACACATGATGGGTAGGGGAGTTTCTCCCTCCTTTCCTCCTCCTCACCCATCATTGTGTGCTTTTTTTATTATGAGAACTTTTACATGGAGGTGTTAATGTTATACCCAGTTAAAATCTTTGATGGAAAAGGAAATCTACTTAGAATTGTAGGAGTAGATGAATTAAAAAAGAAAGCTGATAAAGATTTAAAGAACTCTGGTTACATTGCGAAACAAAAGCAACAAAACAAAATCAATATGGCTATGAGGAAAGCAGAAAAAAGGAAGGAAGAAGAAAGAAATATTAACCTTAACGCAGACGGAATGCAAGGAGGCGAGCAATGCAACGATGCACTCTCAAACTCGGCAGAAGAAAGCATTCCCCCTACTGGCAGGTTGAAGGATACTTCGGGGGAAAGCGAAAGCGAATAAGCACAGGCACTAAAGATAAGGGCAAGGCTCAATTAGCTATGGCTACTATCATTAGTGAGTTGGAGCATGGGAAGCAACACAAGCAAGCTACATTTGAAGAAGCATGTAATGAATACTTCTCATTCTCCACAAAGAAAACTCGTGACAAAGACTTTGAGTATTACAATAAGTTACAACCATACATTGGTGATATGTACCTCAATGATCTTGGCACTAGACCGAAACAATCTAGAAAGCAAGATGTCCATGTGCTTAATAGATATGTAATGGATCGTTCAGAAGTAAGGACGTTATCTATTACTACCCTCAACAAAGAGTTGGCATTCGTCAACATGATAGGTAAGAAAGCAGTCGCTGAGTATGGACTGATTGATTACTGGACACCCATCAGACAGCTAGATAAAGATGAAGGGTATTTCTATGGGCTTATTCCGCCTAAAAAGAAAAACCATCTTGACTATGACCTCCAAATTCTATTGTTAAATGAACTACCAGAATATCTGAGGGACATGGCGTTGTTCAGTATCAATACAGGACAGCGTGATGCAGTAGTATGTGGCTTAAGAAGGGAATGGTTGCATGAAGAATGTGGTGGGTTATGGTACTTCAAAATTCCAAAAGAATTTATGAAGTCAGAAGAATATATGACTGAAGACTTTGCTTATGTTGTTTTAAATGATACCGCAAGGAGTATGGTATTTAAAAATATGAACTCTAACCATCCACGAATCTTTACCGATAGGGGTGAGCCAGTTCAATGCATGAATAACTATGAGTACCAATGTGCAAGGGAACGTGTGGCTAAGATACATCCAGAAGTAATGAACACTGATGTTCATTCTTTCAAACGAACATTTGTTACTCGTTTGATAGACAAGGGTGTGCCTTATGATTGGGTACAAAGGATGGCTAACCATAAATTACCAGAGGTAACAGAGCTTTACAACCAGATGAATCCTGAGAAGAGAAGAACCATGTACGAGTATCTTCAAAGGTTAGTAGAGAAACCTCAACTAAAGGAGGTGAAGTATGGAACATGATTGGGACTTTCCATTCGTTATGCATGGAGATGTAATGGAAATGCTAGAACATATAAAGGAAGATTCAATACAAACTTGTGTCACATCCCCACCCTACTGGGGGTTGCGTGACTATGATACTGGCACATGGGTTGGTGGTAAAGATGATTGCTCTCATGTCAGAGACTCGAAGAAGAGTGAGCATACCATAACAGGACACAAGAATAATCCTATGGTTGGTGACGCAATTTATAAAACAATTTGTCCCAAGTGCGGAGCCAAGAGGGTTGACAATCAGCTTGGACTTGAGGAAACACCAGAAGAATACATAGAGAATATGGTCAAGGTGTTTCGTGGAGTTCACAAAGTATTAAAGGATGACGGTACGCTATGGGTAAACATAGGAGATACCTATTGTGGTACTGGACACAAGGGAGATTTAGTAGACCCTATGTTTCCAGAAAGAAGGAATGCTCAGTCAACAGCTATCAACAACAAGGTAGAAGGTGTGAAGCCAAAGGATATGATTGGCATACCTTGGCTGTTAGCATTAGCATTAAGGAATGATGGGTGGTATCTGAGGCAGGACATCATATGGAATAAACCAAACGCTATGCCAGAGCCTGTCAAAGATAGATGCACTAAGTCACATGAGTATATCTTTTTACTATCCAAGAGTAGACAGTATTACTTTGACTATGAAGCATTGCAAGAACGTGCTTTATATGCAGGGGATAACAGAGGTGAACGTCCAGATGCAAGGCGTGGCACTTCAATGAACTCAATCAATACAAATACTGGTGAGTTTAGAAACAAAAGAGATGTATGGAATATTAACCTCAAGCCATACAGTGAGGCACACTTTGCTGTATTCCCACCCAAGCTACCAGAATACTGTATCAAGGCAGGTAGTAAGGTAGGTGACACGGTGCTTGATCCTTTCTGGGGGTCAGGTACTACTGGAGTTATGGCTGTCAAACTAGGAAGGAAGGTGATTGGAATAGAATTGAACCAAGATTATATAGATATAAGTATGAAAAGATTTAGTCAACGAAACTTAGATTTTTATGAGGAGGACTAATGACCAAGAAGACAGCAGGAGAAATCATTGGTGACTTGAAAGCTATATACGAGGAACATTTTGGTGTGCCTCATAGCAATAAAGCCTACCAAGAACAAGGTAGAAACATCAATGCTCTTGCTACCGCAGTAGGTTATGAGAATCTGGTTGATACATTCAAGTTCCTTCTTGAGTGTAAAGACCCTTGGTTGCAGAACGCCAAGAACATTCCAGGTTTTATCAAATGGTTTGATGCTATTCAAACTATGAGATTGAACAGTACCAAAGCAGCAACCTTCGGTTCTCTATCTGAGGTACGAAGAGTACAGCAACAGAAGGAGCAGTTAAGATTAGAACAATATAGAAAGGAGATGCTAAATGAGTAAGCCTGTGTTTGATGTAGGCAGAATGGCTCCATTCTCCAGAGAGTCAGAGTATTCTATTATTGGTTCTATCTTTCATCCAGGTTCACAAGGGGCAGTACATGAAGCCATGTCTCTTGTGGATGTTGAAGATTTCTGGACTGATGTGGGTCGTCATTCCTATCAAGCAATGATAAATCTTAGCAAGAAAGGACAGCCGATAGATGTTATCAATGTCTCTGAAGAGCTAAAGAATTTAAATTTGTTAGACAAGGTTGGCGGTATTGAAAAGTTAAGTGATGTGGAAGATTATATTCCAACATCAACTGCACTTGCTCACCATTGTAGAAAGGTAAAAGCTTTAGCAATTAAGAGAAAGTTTCTTAAACAGGTAGAGCCAATCATAAGTAATGCCTTCAAGGTAGATGATGACCCATCCGATGTATTGGATGATACTCATTCAATTATTTTTAGATTAATGAATGAGGTTGAGGGTAACAAGAAGTCGATTGATGTTTATTCACCAGAAGATATGGCATCACTTGGCTATAAGAATGCGAAGCAAAGGTATGAAGCACCAGAGGAAACAGGAGGATACCAGACAGGTTTCCCTTTGTTAGATAGATACATGAAAAGATTGCGAGATGTTAATTGCATCGCAGCTAGTACAGGTGTGGGCAAGACAGGGTTATCATTGAACATGGCGTTGAACCTAGCTGTTACAAACGTACCTGTTCTATACATTAACCTTGAGATGAACATTGATGAAATCATTACTCGTGTATTGAGCATCTTATCTGGTGTTGAGATTGACAAGATAGACACTGGTGATTATGGAAACAACCCAGAGGATTTTAAACTGGTGGCTAGATTTGCAGAGAAACTTGAAGAGTCTTCCCTGTATATGACAGACAACACACCAAAAAATATAAACCATATAACAACCTTGATACATAAGTATCATTCAAGGCACGACATCAAGGTAGTCATTGTTGATTACATAGGACACATCAGGAATGACAAGCTAGCATTTAAAGAGAACTCCAAGAGGATTAGCCTTGGAAGATACAACCAGATGCTCAAGCAAGTATGCACAACGCTTGGGATTAAACTGATTGTCGTAGCACAGATGAACAGGGATGGCGAGAAGGAACCAGAACTATCAAACATCGGTGAGTGTTGGCAGTTGGCTCAAGATGCTGATACGTTTATGATTCTTTATTATGAATGGATTAAGAATACAGATAAGGGGGAAAATGAACCAGACAAATACAAACAGTACATAGTTAATCTTAGAAAGAACCGTAACGGTGTAGCACCTAGAAACATATACCTTAACTACAATGAGCGTACTCAATTAATGACGGAAGGAGAGATGCCAAGTGGGAAAATATGAATCAGATGCTGATGCAGTATTAGAAAAGAAAGGGGTTGAACCTGATGAACCTTTAATTCTTTTGACGTTAGGTGACAAGACAAGGGAAGTTTATAAAGGATTCATTGATGATGCCAAGGGTGATACAATAGCCGATAGACAAAGGGATGCCCTTGATAAAACATTCAAAGCACTTGATATCATTCAAGTAGAAAGGTGGAGAGAACAATATAAAAAACAAGGTTACATTATGTTATATTCACCACATCTTGGTGAACCATTTTATTTAGCTAGAGATTCACATGCATTTGATATTCTTTCAAAGAAAGAAAATAGTTTACATCAATGGAAAGATAAGCTTGGCGTGAATCTCGCATACAAGAAAGACTTGGCTGTGTATATGGAAAGTGAACTGCCAAGATTAAAGGGGCTGGATAAAGAAATGCTTTACTGGCTCCATCAAGGTAAGAAGTTTGGTGGTAAAATTTTAAAAGGAGAAAGAAATGAAAGAGGAAAATAAGCATAAACCAACAATAGAAGAGCTGGATAAAGCAAGAGATGAAATGAGAGAAGCATTGAGGCAAGCAAGACTTGAAAAGGAAAGCAAGTTTCCTATAGTACCTCAAGACCTTTCAAGGATAGAGCTTCTAGCTTATAATACATGGGCGGCAAAGATGGCAGTAAACAAAAGGGATGTAAGGAACATAACCGAAGGAGAAAGAGCAGATTACTTTGATGAACTAGAAAAAATTAAGAAGGAATATCTCAGGTGCTATTGATATGGAACTCAATAAAAATGAAAGAATGATTGCAGTATTGGTGGGCAAGGAAAGGTATGCGTCTAATAGAAAGAAGGGTATAGTCAACCAGAAAGCAGGCACAATGTCTGCATATGAAACAGAGGTAGAAGGTGTTGGCGGTGAGCTTGTTTTCGCTAAGGCATGTAATCTATACCCAGATTTTGCTACTATTCCTGGCAAGTATGATTTCTTAGCACATGGTATGAAGGTAGATGTTAAGACAACAAGGCACAAGAATGGAAGGTTACTTGTATCATCAACAAAAAAAATATCAGAGTGTGATGCTTACGTTCTTGTTGTTGGCTCCATGCCTCGGTATGAAATAATAGGATGGGCTTATGCCCCAGAGATTATTAACAAAGAACACCTTGGGGAACTGGGTAACGGCCCAGTTTATATGATGGATCAAAGTGAACTTCATAATTTCCCTGAGAATCTATTAAAACCTTGGGGGAAAAAATGAATGAAGAGATATGTAGCATCTGTAACAGGGTAACAATACCAGTAGAGATTCATGGTCATGTCCAATGCAATAATTGTGGGCAGAACTATTCACCGTGTTGTCAAGGAGAAACAGCAGATGAGCCGAGCAAGCAGACAGAAGGGGCAAAGGGGAGAGAGGGAAGTGTGTAAGATACTGAGTGATAAACTCGGTGGAGAATTTAAACGTAACCTGATGCAGACAGCAGAGGGTGGTTATGATGTACTAGGATTAAAAGGATGGGCAATCGAAGTCAAGTTCCAAGAGAAATTATCTATTGAAAAATGGTGGAAACAAACTGTTGAACAGGCGAATGGCAAAAAGCCTGTCTTGTTCTTCAGAAAGAGTAGAGAGAATTGGAGGGTGGTAATACCTTACGAGAATGTATCTCATGAATACTATTCGGTAATACCATTGGATACCTTTTGCACCCAATTAGCAATAGGAGAAAATTATGTGGGATGATATCAAATATTTTAACCCAAGAGAATTTGCTTGCCAACATTGTGGTAGTGGTAAGGGGAAAATTAAACTTGAGTTAGTAGAAAAGTTAGACAGATTGCGTGGACTGTATGGACTACCCATCATTATTACATCAGGGTATAGATGTCCAGAACATCCAATTTCTATATCTCGGCCTACCAGTTCTCACATAAAAGGGGAAGCGGTAGATATCTCAGCAAAGAGTAGCAGGGAAAGATATGTCCTACTGGATTTAATATTCAAGCATCAGCTTTTTAAACGTATTGGTATCTCTGGCAAGGATAACTTTATCCACGTTGATATAGATAAAGATAAGTCACAAATGTTGACATGGATTTACTGAATTACTTCGCATACTATATCCCCAAAGAAAGTTCCACCAGATGCAGAGCTTAATCCTATAATCTTTTTAGCCATAGGAATCGCTGCTGTATATGCTGATTCAAACTCTGGTTGGAATGCACACTCATCTGATATAACCAGACTAGCAGTGTGCGATCTAATGATATGCCCACCTTCTGGTATCCCCCATACAATACTGCCATTGGCAAATCTTATTTTGGCATAGCTAGTATCAATAGGAACCATTGCCTTTAGCCAATCTGGTAGATGAAAGTAAACAAAACTCATTCGTGAGTTCTCTATCTTCTTGTCAAATACTAGAGCGGCCGCATCTTCTTCCTTCTTGGATTGTATAAAGATGGATTGATGTGGGAAAAATAAAGCAACCCATAAAGCATACAGTACCATGACCCAAGACATTCTTATCTGTCTGCTCTTGGGTATAAATAACCTGTCAGAATTATGGACTACATCTATTACTTCTCTTAGGTAGGGTTTATCTGGGAATGGTTTAACAGGATTGTCTGCATCATGTTCATCTTTTGTCTTAACATAACCAGAAAATATAAAATTGTTTGGATGCTCTGACCAATTTTTAATTAGCAGTAGGCGGTGTAGTTCCTCCAAGGAGTCCGAAGATAGCTGACTCAATTTTCTTTGAATCAATTCCTTGTCCACTCCCTGCAACGAGGTGAGCGTGCTTAGCTGGTTTGTCATATCCGAACATCTCCCTTAATGCTTTTAGTGCATCCATCTTATCATGAAACTTTAAGGTAATGGTATTCTTTCCATTAGAACCCTTGCCTGATCTGCTTTCCTGTATCTCAACTACAGGTCTTAGGTCAACCTGACCAGAATTTTTAGAAACTACACCGCCATCTT